CTAAAAACTGCGGAAGAACTATTTCAAGATCTGGAGCTGCTTCCAGCATTGCATTTGTAATGCCTGTTAGGCTTTCAATAAACTCGTCAATCTCGCATTTGGGGTTGACCAGTGAATGGAAACGATCCGTTTCGGATCCATTCTGAATTTTTAATGCTGCAATTTCGATAATTTCATCATAATTTGGGTCAAGGCCGGTTGTCTCAATATCAATAGCAACATAAGAATCAGGAAATTCCAGAAGGCTTTTGCCTTTGTATTCGCGTGTTGAGGTGGGTTGCTTATTACTGCCGTTTGTTGAAATCATAATGCCTGCCAATCGAAACCGTCCTCCCTACAACTTCTGAAATGAAGCCCGTACAATTAAGGCCGCAGCGATCGGCCTTTGGGATATGATTGGAGGAGTACTTATGAGCACACAGACCACCCGCACCGTGTCCGATTCGGACACTACTTACGCATTGGACCTGTTTGCATCTCTGTCCCCCGCAGATCAAGCGGAGATCATGGCTCTTGCCGTCTCCGCTTTAGCATCTCCGCAATGATCTCATTCTGAGCCTGCGGAGATAGCTGGTCGAAAATCCGGGCAAATTCCTGCGTCAGTCCGGCTTCTTCGGGAGCCGGGCTTGTTTCTTTTTTCCCGGTCAAGATGTACTCCGTTGAGGTGTCCAGCGCTGCCGCAATCTGCGGCAGATACTTGGTGTAGGACTTAGACGCCCGTTTTCTCCATGCGCTGACAAGCTGCGGGAGCACGCCAATTTCGGCGGCAAAGTCCTTCTGCTCCCGGTATTTTTTATCAACCAAAGCAAAAAGACGGTCTACGGAGTCCATTGGAATCACCACCAGCAAAGTGTACAATCAATGTTTCATTTATTGTGTGTTTCTACAAAAATCTAAAAACAACAAAATAATGCTTGAAAACAACGAAACGTTGATTTAATATAGCCTTAGAGGACATAGCCCCAAGGACAATATACCACACCGGGGCAACGCCGTCAAGGCGGGAAAGGAGCAATTATGATCGTTAACAGAGTCAAGGAGCTGCGGACGGCTGCCGGGATGACCCAGAAGGCGCTGGCGGATCAGCTGGGCGTCACCGTGCCCACGGTGAGCAAGTGGGAGCTGGGCCAGCGGACTCCGGAGCTGGAGAGAGTTTTCCGCATGACGCTGATCTTCGGTGTCCCCATTGAGGAGATCGTCCAGCGGACGGAGAGCGCGTGAGAAGGGAGGATTGGACATGGCACGAGAGCGTGAGAGCTTCCGGGATCAGCTGCAATCCTTACAGGCCAAATTCCCGGAGCAGGAGGTTTTGACCAAGGATCAGGCCTGCAAGCTGCTGGGGCTGGACTGGGACGCGCTGGTCCACAATGACGAGTTTCCGGCCAAGAAGGTGGGGAAGCGCTACATTATCCCCATTATCCCATTAGCACGTTGGATGGTTACATGGTAGCGCGGAAAGGAGGAAAAGACAATGGATAAGAAATACCCGAATCTGTACCAGAGGGCAAGGCTGAGCACCGGTTTGACGCAGGAACGTGCAGCGGAGCTGCTTGGGCTGTCACCGGAAAGCCTGAAACAGTATGAGGGCGGCAAGACGGTGCCCAAGGACGAGACGGTGGCCAAGATGGTGGAGGTGTATCACTTGCCATGGCTGGCGCTGGAGCACGCGCAGGCCACGGACACGCTGGGCGTGATGCCGGAGGTGAACGTGCAGAGCCTTCCAACGGCGGCAATCACGCTGATTAACCGGGTGCTGGACTTTGCGGAGCGCCACCGGGACCGGCAGTTGCTTCGCATTGCGGAGGACGGCATCATTGATGCGAATGAGCGACCGGACTTCGACGCCATATGTCGGGACCTGGACGGCATCGTGGGCGCGGCACTACAGGTGAAGTACACGCCGGATGCGCCGCCGAATACAAAAAGAGAACGCCCCGAGGCGGCAACCTCAGAGCGTTCGGGGGAAAAAGTGTGTGGTATTGGATCAACCACTGTTGGATGTATCAATTATAGCACAAGATCCACGCTGCACGCAAGCCCTAATTTTCGCCGGGAAGGGGGCGCATCCCTGTGACCGGTTGGGCAATGTTTTTCATGATCGTCGGCGTGGCGACGGTGGCGGCAATCCCGCTGCGGATCGTGGACTGTATCGAAAAGCGAAAGATGAGGGGGCAATATGGCAAGGTATGACTGCGGCTATGGGGCATGGATCCCCGGCCCGGTTTTGGACGATCCGGGGCTTCGGCCCCGGTCGCTGATCCTATACGCACGGATCGCGCGGCGGGCCAACCGGGTGGGATTTTGCTACGCAACCAACGCAACGCTGATCGAGGACATGACTGCCGTGGACGAGGACGGCTCCGTGCGGGTGCTGTCTGAGCGGACGGTTCAGTCTATGCTGGCGGAGCTGCAAGAGCGGGGGCACATCCACACGGACACAGGCCCCCTTCCTCCGGATAAAAGCGGCACGGTGCGGACCGGTCGGCGGATCTACATCGGGCGCTCTCTGGCATCGGTCCCGGACGATGCGCAGGGGGGTGAAGAAAATTTCACCCCTGAAAAAATCTGCACCCCAGGGGTGAAGAAAATTTCACCCCCCTTTAAATGTATAAGAGATAATAATAAAAATACCCCTATAGCCCCCTGCGCAGATGCGCACTTCGATTTGTTCTGGTCGGCCTATCCCCGCCATGTGGACAAGCAGCGGGCGCGGAAGGCCTGGGCAAAGCTGAAGCCGGACGGGCCGCTGGTGGAGACTATCCTCCGGGCGTTGAAGGCTCAGGCCGTCTGTGAGCAGTGGACCCGGGACGGAGGGGCGTACATCCCCTATCCCGCCACATGGCTCAACGGCCGCCGGTGGGAGGACGAGCTGCCGGGGCGGTCCGATTCGGACCGGGGCGGTGAGAGCCGGGAGGTCTGCGGATGGGAAGCGTGAGGACGGACGAAAAGCTGGATCACCTGCTGGACGCGGAGCGGGCGGTGATCGGGGCCATGCTGGTAGACCCGGATGTGGTGCGGCCCCTGCTGTCCCGGGTGCGGGACGCTGATTTTTACAATCCTGCCAACCGGCTGATCTTCCAGACAGCCCGGGCGCTGTTCCGGGCAGGGGTCACGCCGGACGCGGTGACCATCCGGGACAAGATCGGCCCGGATTACTCCCGATACATGGCGGAGCTGGTGGAGATCACGCCCACCGCTGCCAACTGGGAGGCCTACGCGGAGGCCATGCGGTCGCAGGCCACCGTCCGCCGGATCCACGAGTTTGCCGACGCTCTGAGCGTGGCTCAGACGGTGGAGGACTGCCGGCCGGTGTGCGCCAAGCTGTCCCGGGAGCTGAGCGAGGGGACCAGCGTGGAGGCTTGGACCATGGCGCAGATGACCGAGGACTTCTGTCAGGCGCAGGATCCGGACGCCCCGGCCCCGGTGTACATCGACTACGGTCTGGACTTCCTCAAGGGCCGGACCTACACGAAGCCGGGGGACGTGGTCATCATCGGGGGCTACCCCAGCGACGGCAAGACGGCGCTGGCCTTGCAGATGGCCTACCGGATGGCCCAGGATCACCGGGTCGGCTTTTTTAGCCTTGAGACGGACAAGGCCAAGATCCGGGACCGGCTCATGGCTTCCGTGGTGCAGATCGACTTTGACCGGATTAAAAACCGCACTCTGACCGAGGACGACTGGCGAGCGTTTGCTGAGAAATCCGCCGACATGGCGGGCCGGGGCCTGACGGTGGTGGAGGCATCCGGCATGACGGCCACCACCATCCAGAACATCAGTCAGGCGTATGGCTTTGACGTGATCTTTCTGGACTACATCCAGCTGGTCACCCCGGAGATCGACCAGCGGGCGCCCCGCAGTGAGCAGATGGCGGCGGTGTCCCGGCAGCTGCACACCTTCGCGCAGAAATCCGGGACGCTGGTGGTGGAGCTGGCCCAGCTGAGCCGGCCGGACAAGGCCGCCGGATGGCGGGCGCCGGTGATGAGCGACCTGAAGGAGTCCGGCCAGTTCGAGCAGGACGCGGACATGATCTTCATGGTCTACCGTCCGGACCCCAAGGCCAAGGACGGCCCGGAGCTGGACCAGAACAAGCACCGGGTCCTGAAAATCGCGAAAAACAAGGAAGGCCCACGTGGGGCCTGGTACATGGTATTCGACGGACCGAAGCAGACGTTTTCGCTTTTGGTCAATCCGGACGGCCGCTCCGTCATGCGGCAATTCTCTGCCGCCGGAAAGGCGGCCAAGCAGCGGCCCCGGCAGGTGAGCTTCTGGGGCGACGGGTCCGACTGGACCGAGTCCCCGGCGGAGACCGAGACGCCGTGGGATGACGAGAACAAGGGGGAGAAGGCGTGAAGATCGGAGATATTTTGCATTTGGAACCGACGCTGGAGGCGACCAGCGGGCTGGGCACGTCCACGCTGGCCTCGATCACGGCGCGGGTGATCTACATCCACCCGGCGGGGCGGTACTACACGGTGGAGTTCCGCAGTCCCATAACTGGCTACAACTGGCGGGAGGCCTTCTGGCCTGAGCTGGCGCCGCTTTTCAAGGCCGCAGCGATGCGGTCTGAGGATCAAACCAAGGGGGAAAGGTGAAATGAAAACAATCGCGGTATTGAATTTCAAGGGCGGGGTCGGCAAGACCGTTACCACCGCCACGCTGGCGTATCTGCTGGCGAAGCAGGGCAAGCGGATCCTGCTGATCGACGGGGACAGTCAGGGCAATCTGAGCATGTCCTTTGGGATCGACGCGGAGGAGGGCGCGGACACGCTGGCCCTTTTGACCGAGGGCGCCGGGTACTATCCGGAGTTTGTGACGCCCACCATTTTTGACGGGATCGACCTGATCCCCTCTGACATCAACCTGCTGGTGGCAGACCGGCACATGGCCCAGAGCGGCGTAGGCCGGATGCAGCGGGCCATTGCGGATCTCCGGGACGTCATCGAGGAGGACGCGGACCAGGACAACGCCTACGATCTCATCCTGATCGACTGCCCTCCGGCACTATCGGCAGCCTGCACGGCGGCGCTGGCCGCTGCGGATGAGGTCATCATCCCCATCCGGCTGGACTACTACTCCACCGGCGGCATGGCCAATCTGGCGGATCAGCTCCAGCACATGCGGGCCATCAACCCCCGGCTGTCGGTGCTGGGCGTGCTGGTGACGCAATTCACCCACATGGCAGATGAGAAGGAGGCCCTCGCGGCCATCCGGGGCGGGGCGCTGCCGGTGTTTGAGACGGTGATCCGGTTCTCCAAGGCCGTGCCAAGCGCAACCTTCCAGAAGGTCCCGCTGCCGGTGGCCCGTCCCTACTGTGCGGCCAGCAAGGACTACGCCGAGCTGGTGAAAGAGATCTCCGGGAGGTGCTGAGGATGGAAAAGCGGAAATTTAACGTGATGGACGTGCTGGGTGAGCAGCTGGCCGGCGTGGCGGAGCTGAACACCTCCGGCCCGGAGCAGATCGAGTACATCGACATCAGCCTGCTGGACGGCGACGAGCGGAATTTCTACCAGCTGACGGACATTGACGAGCTGGCGGACAACATCCAGATGTGCGGCTTGCAGCAGCCTATCCGGGTGCGGGCCGGTGAGGGCGGACGGTTCACCATCGTCAGCGGCCACCGTCGCCGGGCCGCCTTGGCTCAGCTTGTGGAAAAGGGACTGGATCAGTTCCGCCGGGTGCCCTGCATCCGAGAGACGGACGATGCTTCCCCGGCGCTTCAGGAACTTCGGCTGATCTTCGCCAACAGCTCCACCCGCAAACTCACCAGCGCGGAGATCGGCGAGCAGGCGGAGCGGGTTGAGGCGCTTCTGTATCAGCTCAAGGAGGACGGTTTTGAGTTCCCGGAGGGCCGGATGCGGGACGTGGTGGCTGCCGCCTGCAACACTCACGGCTCCAAGCTGGCCCGGATCAAGGTGATCCGGGAGCGGCTATTGAGCAACTTCCGCACGGAGTGGGAGCGTGGGTCCATCCCGGAGCAGGCCGCCTATGCGCTGGCTCAGTTTCCGGCGGATATGCAGGAGCGGATTTCCGGAGCATTTATTCGGCTGCCCAACGGCCCCAAGTTGGAGCGGCTGCTGAAACTCTACAAGGAGGACGGTTACCGCTGGGATCCCTGCCTGACCTGTCCGGACGGAAATGCGTGCAGGCGGGGAGACGTTTTCCTCCGGCATGACGCGGATGCCCTCGCTTATGAGACCTGCGGCGGTAAGACGTGCTGTCTGGACTGCCGCCGGGCTACGGAGGAGTGTTACGCCTGCGACAATGCCTGCTCCAAGGCAAAGGCCAAGCGTAAGGAAAAACTGGACGCAAATAAGGCGGACGCGAAGAAGGCTACTGAAAAACATCAGCGGAAACTTGAGCGGGAACTCCAGGTCAGCGCGGCCCGTCTGGCCAGAGCGGCGGACGCTGCCGAACTGCCGGACACTGCGACTGCCATCTGGTCCCGATACGGCGGTGGCTACACGGTGGGCAAACTGCGGAAGTTTGCCTCCGGGGATTTTCAGGGCGAACACGTTTGGGTCAACGAGCTGGAGCCGGAGAATATCTACAACGTTGACAAGACGGCCAAGGCTCTGCACTGCTCCGCCGACTACATCGTGGGCCTGACGGACGAATTAACTGCACCAACATTACCGGAGGGCCAGCTGATGATTGCCGGATGGATGCCCGGCAGCACTACTCCGGCGGAGCCGGGCGAGTTCGCGGTATATATCGATCTGGATGGAAAGCTGATCCCTCAATTTTTTCGCTGGACGGGGAGCCGTTGGGAGATGCGCACAGGTACCGTGCCCCAGGTTCCCGTGGTCTGGTGGATGCGGCTGCCGCCTGTCCCAGCGGCAGGGAAAGGAGCGGACACATGAGATACACAGGGCGCGGGAAGCGCAGAAGCCGGGTCCTCCCGGTGCTGGCTCTGGCGGCCGCCGTGGCTGCCGTGATCCTGCTGACGGTAGCGGCCAAGGGCGTGGCCCTATGACCGCGCCTCCGTGCCTAAACTGCTCGGATCGCCGGATCGGATGTCACGATCCGGCGGTCTGCCCCCGGTGGGCGGCCTATGATGAGATCCATAGGGCAGAGCTGGCGGCCATGCCGTCCCGTAAGGAGTGGGTGGACATGGTGGAATACATTCATGACCGGCGGCGACGCTATATGCCGGGCCGCTGGAAAAAAGGGGACAAATCATGCTGAATCATATCGTACTGATGGGCCGTCTGACCCGTGACCCGGAGCTGCGGCACACCGGAAGCGGGCTGGCCGTGGCGTCATTCTCTCTGGCTGTTGACCGGGACTACAAGGGACAGTCCGGCGAGAAGGAGACGGACTTCGTGGACATCGTGGCGTGGCGCTCCACGGCGGACTTTGTGAGCAAGTTTTTCACTAAGGGCCGCATGGCCGTGGTGGAGGGCCGCTTGCAGCTCCGGGACTGGAAGGACAAGGACGGAAACAACCGGCGCTCCGCCGAGGTGGTGGCGGAGCATGTGTATTTTGGTGACAGCAAGCGGTCCGAATCGGACACAGCGTCCGCGCCGCTTGCGTCAGGGGACTTCCGGGAGATCTCGGAGGATGAGGAAGGAGAACTGCCGTTTTGAGAGATCAAGAACTCGTAAATGCCTTAAGATGCGTTTCAACAGCAGGCGGGCCAATGGGTGACTGCAAGAAATGCCCGTTTTACAAAACTGAGCCGGTCCCGGAAGATCTGGCGGGAAAAGTCAATTTGACAGAGTGGTCCTCCTGCGATGTTGACGCGGTGGGGCTTGCCGCAGCCGACCGGATCGCCAACCAGAGCACCCACATCGCGGCGCTCCAGAAGGAGATTGAGAAGCTGCGGGGGCAGGTGCCCCGGTGGATTCCAGTGGAGGAGCGGCTGCCTGAATATGGCGTCAGAGTTTTGGCAACCGATATGTACGAGGAAGATGACTGTACCGGGATCTGGACACGGGAAGAATACCCGGATGACCCAGAAGATGGTTGCTGGATTGATGATCGAGGCTGGTGGCATGCGTTCGATGATGTTACCCATTGGATGCCGCTGCCGGACAGACCGGAGGCGGAGAAAGCATTGGAGGCGATGAAGGATGAATAAGGCTGTTATGCTGAGCATCCGCCCCAAATGGGTGGAGAAGATCGTCAATGGTGAGAAAACCATCGAGGTACGGAAGACCAGGCCGCAGCTGGCGACGCCATTTAAGGCCTATCTGTACGTGACGGCGGGGAATCTGTCTTACAGATGCCCTAATGGGATGATCTGCCATTGTAACGGAGGGCGAGCGGTCATTGGGGAGTTTACCTGTGACCGGATTTACAAGATTGACAAGGATAGCACGGATTTTCTTTTTAAGGCCGGGGGACTATCCGTTTACAAGCAAGCTGCAGAAGAAAAGTGTGGCCTGTGTGTGGCTATGACAGGCGATGAGTTGCACGGCTATCTTGGACATTGCCAGGGCTACGGCTGGCATATCTCCGGCCTGCTGATCTATAACCAGCCGAAGGGGTTGGACGAGTTTACTCGTCTGCGTGAAACGAAATTTGGCTCGGAGCCGGTGACAATCAAGCGCCCGCCCCAGAGCTGGTGCTATGTGGAGGCGATGAAATAGTGGATTGCTTTAATCATTTATGCCCGTTTCGGGAAAATACGACAAGCAGCCTCAATAGATGCGAGTGTGTAGCATGTCCCAATAGATGCCCAAAGGATATGACATACAGC